ACAACCACTGGGCGCAGTAGTAATAAAAAGGTTAGACTCACCCCTAGCCAAGTTGCAATAGCTAAAAAATTGGGTGTGCCACTTGAAGAATACGCGAAATACGTGAAGGAGTAAGTTAAATGGCTGAAGAACAAAATGAAATGTTTGAGAATACTGTGAAGCGAACTTCTCGCGCTGAACAAACTAGGGAGAAGTCGGTTAGGCGTAAACCATGGGCTCCCCCATCTATGTTAGACGCACCACCTGCGCCTGATGGTTTTAAGCATCGTTGGATCAGAGCGGAAACCCGTGGATACAATGATACAAAAAATATCAGTGCAAAAATGAGAGAGGGTTGGGAATTAGTCCGTAAGGATGAATACCCAGATTTTGAAGCCCCTGTTGTGGACTCAGGTAAATATGAAGGTGTATTTGGCGTAGGAGGATTGCTTCTTGCTCGAATACCTGTTGAGACTGTTGCAGAAAGAACGGATTACTTTTCACAAAGAAATGCGGACCAGATGACAGCAGTGGATCAGGATATGATGAGAGAGAATGCACATTCAACAATGACAATCAGTAAACCTGATCGTCAATCTCGCGTGACCTTTGGAGGTTCACAGAAATGAAACTTTTTTTAATAGGAGGCCCAAATGGCTAATAGTCTTACTGGAGGTTATGGTTTACGTCCTATTGGAATAACAGGTGCCGGTTATAACTCTACTGGTACAACTACTTATGAGATTGCATCTAATAATACTAATGCGATATATCAGGGTGGTATTGTAATTCCAACAGCGGCGGGAGTCATTACCATAACAGATCAGGCTGTTGCTCCCCTTGGTGTTTTTTATGGTTGTGAATTTGTTGACTCTGGCACAAAGAAAACAACTTTTAAAAACTACTGGCCGGGTAGTAACAATGTAAGCGTCGATACAAACTTTCCTATCAAGGCGTTTGTATATGACAATCCAATGCAGCTATATTCTGTAGTTGCTGATGGAACAAACACAGATAGAGCAACGGCTCTTGCTGATGTTTTTGCTAACTGTGACATGGCAAGTGTAAACAGTGGTTCTACTAACACAGGTAGATCCTCAGATATGCTTGATATTAGCACAGCCGCAACAACCGCAGGCTTAGATGTTCGTATTGTCGGTCTTTATGAAGATGAAGGCAATACAGACTACTCTGCTGTTGGACATCAGTATATTGTCCGATTAAATGCTCCGTTCAACTCAGGTTTTGCTGCTGCCGTAGGCACCGCAGCGAATACTGGTATATAAGGAGGTTAAGTTATGTCTGCAATTAGTAGAGCCCAACTAGCAAAAGAGCTAGAACCCGGACTTAACGCCTTATTTGGTCTTGAGTACGACAGATACGAAAATGAGCACGCAGAAATCTTTGACGAAGAGTCTTCGGACAGAGCGTTTGAAGAGGAGGTGATGCTTGCAGGTTTCAGCACTGCGCCAACAAAAGAAGAAGGAAGCACTGTTTCCTTTGATTCCGCGCAGGAAACCTTCACAGCACGCTATACTCACGAGACAATCGCTCTAGCTTTCGCTATTACAGAGGAAGCTATTGAAGATAATCTTTATGACAGATTAGCGTCCCGATACACAAAAGCTTTGGCTAGATCCATGGCTCAGACAAAGCAGATTAAAGCTGCTTCTATTCTGAACAATGCGTTTAGTTCAACTAATGCGATTGGTGACGGAGCTGCTTTGTGTTCATCTTCACATCCATCATTAAACGGTAACCAAAGAAACCTTCTTTCTGTGGCTGCTGACTTAAATGAAACATCATTGGAGCAGATGTTGATTGACATCGCCGGTCTAACCGACGAGAGAGGTCTTAAGATTGCTGTTAGAGGTATGAAGCTTATCATACCAAAAGAGCTTCAGTTTGTTGCTGAAAGAGTATTAAACTCTAATCTAAGACCGGGCACATCTGACAATGACGCAAACGCTATCAATAACATGGGTATGCTACCACAAGGTGCTGTAGTAAACCATTTCTTGACTGATACGGATGCGTTTTTCATCAAAACAGATGCACCAAATGGCTTCAAATACTTTAATCGTGCACCGATTAAGACGGCCATGGAAGGTGACTTTGACACTGGTAACATGAGATTCAAAGCTAGAGAACGATATAGCTTTGGTGTTTCAGACTGGCGTTGTGTGTTCGGTACACCCGGCGCATAATATTTCCTTCAAAACCTAAATAATTGAGGGCGGCTCTTGTCGCCCTCTTTTTTTTGTGTATACTTAAACTACCTTGACAGTTACATGGTGTAACTGACATTTGCCAAGACAAGGAGATAAATATGGGCAACTCAACTTTTTCAGGTCCAGTACGATCTGAGGGCGGATTTACGTCCGTAAGCAAAAGCACCACAACGGGTGCGTTTACCACACAAGCTAGTATAAGCTCTGCGGGTTTTGCATCTCTTGATGCGAATACCTTGGCTACAGAGGCCGGTACCGGTATTACAGGCGGCACAGGTACTATTTACAGAAGTTCTGTAATGAGATCTGGTGGTATTATTACTACTCGTATTCTTATAGATCTTACAGGTCTACGATCAACAGCCAGTGGCGATATTATTGGTGTGAACGGTACGTCTAACGCATGTCACATTGGACAAATTACAGCGGCTAGAAACGGAACTATTTTAACAGGTTCTATGGAGTGCTTTGAAGCTCCTGCCGGCGGTGATCCCGATATTAACGTGCACTCTGCCACAGAAAGCACCGGTGTTGAAGATGGAGCGATTAGTGGTTTAAGTGAAACTTTACTTGTTAATTCAGGTGACGCCACATTAGGTAGTAAAGTATTTTTTACTGCTTTACCTGCTGCGGATGAGTTTCTGTACTTAACGCTAGGTGCTACCACAGATGCAGATTATACCGCAGGTAAGCTATTAATAGAGTTAATGGGCTACGAAGCTTAATTTAGGAGAGCAACATGGCTGATGCAGTAACCTCGCAAACGATTGTCGATAATGACAAAACGCTTGTAATGAAGTTTACCAACATTTCAGATGGTACCGGTGAATCTGCTGTAAAAAAAGTCGATGTATCTGCACTAAATTCAAACGGACACGGGCAGTCCTGTACTTCTGTCACCATAGATAAAATATGGTGGCAGTGTATAGGCATGAAGGTTCAGTTGTTTTTTGATGCGTCTACAAGTGCTTTTATAATAGAGTTAGGTGAAAACCAGAGTGGGCATCACGATTACAGTGAATTTGGCGGATTGCCAAACAATGCAAGCTCTCCGACAGGGGACATTGATTTTACAACTGTTGGTCACTCTAGTGCAGACACATACACCGTTACGCTGAAAATGCGTAAGAACTATGACTAAAACTAGGCGCGATAAGCAACCGCCTAAGACAAAAAAGTATTTCCGCTCCACTAAGTCTGGAGCGGGGATGACTAAAGCCGGTGTGGCGAAATACAGACGCGACAACCCGGGAAGTAAGTTAAAAACGGCTGTTACGAAGAAGAAAAACCTAACAGCGAAAGAAAAAGCAAGGCGTAAGTCATTTTGTGCACGAAGCGCCGGACAGATGAAAAAGTTTCCAAAAGCGGCTAAAAATCCAAATAGTCGTTTGCGGCAGGCAAGGAGAAGATGGCGATGTTAATTAAGCAAGCTTTTGTTGGTGGTGTCACCACCATGTCTTTAGGCGCGATTACATGGATGACCGTGACCCTTATTAACGTAGATAAGGAAATAGCCGTGATGTCTGTCAAGATTGAACAAAACAACAAAATGTTAAAACCTTTGTGGGAAGATTTTATTAGAAGGAGTGCAAGTTATGAGCAGGCCGCAATCAAGAAGTAAGGTAAACTTAGGGAGTGGAGCGTGTCCACCGATACGTATGGCTAAGGGTGGCATAGTGAAAATGAAGAAAGGTGGTAAGATCTGTCCCGAAGGTAAAGCATGGGCAAAGCGCACTTTTGATACATACCCAAGCGCTTATGCAAATTTAGCCGCGAGTAAATATTGTAAAGATCCAAATTACGCAAAAGGCGCTAAAGGTAAGAAGAAAAAGAAGAAAGCATAATGGGCGAACTTAAAAAATGGCTTAAACAAGACTGGGTTCGTATTGGCACGGACGGTAAGATTAAGGGTAAGTGCGGCACCTCTAAAGATAAAAAGAACCCAGATAGATGCTTACCGCGTAGTAAAGCACAATCCTTAAGTAAGAAGGAGCGTGCGGCAACTGCAAAGAAAAAGAAAAAAGCCGGAGCAAAAGGTAAGACAGTAGTTAAGAATACAAAGCAGGCAGTGGTACGTTTAGGTAACGGAGGGTATATACGGTAATGGGCGCAAGACAGGCATATACGGGAGATGAAAGAAAATACATTAAAGCTATTGATGATTTCACCTCCAAAAAAATAAGTTATTCACAGTTTTTAGATAGAACAATACCCCTTAAAGATGTAAGCAGGAGAGTTAGAGACACGTTTACTGTTACAGGAAAAAAATCTCAAGGATTGCCTTTAGGATACGATAAAGGTGGTAAAGTTGAAAAAGATGATGTAAATTTAAAAGGTAAACGATTTATCGCACGAGGGTGTGGGGCAGTCATGTCCAACAGACGTAAAAAAACTTTATATACTTAGGAGCAAGCTATGAGAAAAAAGAAGACATATGCGATGAAAAGAGGCGGTGGTGTTAAGCCTCGTATGATGAAAAAAGGTGGTAATGTTAAACCTCGTATGATGAAAAAAGGTGGTAATGTTAAACCTAGAATGATGAAGAAGGGTGGTAATGTTAAACCTAGAATGATGAAAAAAGGTGGTGCAGCCAAGAAAACAATGACAATTGCACAACTACGGGCCGAAGCGAAGAAAAAAGGAATGAAGTTAGTTAAGGATACTAAGAAGGCCTAAATTTGCCGTATTTACAAAGTAACATCCCGCATTTTAAATGTTGGGTGCGTAGAGAATATACACACAACCATGAGAAATATCATGGTGAGTTTTTGCACGCGATGGCTATTGCTGTCACGACAATGCCCAATAGGTGTTTGTCTTTTCAAGTAATATTTACTGGTTGTGAAAACGATGACGATGAGCCTAATGTGCACGGTGGGGCTATGTGGGCTCGTATGCCTATTACAGCCCTTGTTGGAGATTTTGATTTTGAGGGGTGGCCCGATCCTATGGAGACATATTTAGCACAGCCTTGGGATTGTGCTTCTCATCATCACGCTGTTTATACCTTAGACAGAGCAACTCCATGTCCATGGATGGCAAAGATAGGAGGGGAGTTTTATCCTGCTAAATATCATTTTACAGTTGATTATACAGATAGTGAGATTGCCGATGACCCCGCACAGCATAAACAAAGTCATGTTCTTACCTTATTAGATGCCGGCGACTACACAGGTAACATCGTAGCCTTGCCAAACAACCGTGTTCGTGTTACTCATCCCGCATGGTTTGAGACGGGGGAGGGTCCTCCGGACTTTAAACCATCGCAGCATATACATTACTCGAAGTCTGATTTAGATTATGTGTTGGACGTAAACCAAATTTTTGATAATATGTACGCAAACAAGGATGAGTAAATGGCCGTATCAGATAGCACAGACTTTGAACTCGACGTTGCGGAGTACATTGAAGAGGCGTTTGAGCGCTGTGGTTTAGAGGTCAGAACGGGTTACGATCTTAAATCTGCCAAGCGTTCTCTCAACTTAATGTTAGCAGAATGGGCTAATCGTGGTCTTAATCAGTGGACCATAACACAAACTACACAGGCTCTTACTTCCGGTACCTCTACGTATAACCTGAATACAAACGTGATTGATATACTTTCTGTTGTTGTTAGGCGTAGTAGCACAGACTTTGCTATGGAGCGAATAAGCAGGTCCACGTACTTGGGCATACCAACTAAAAGTACAACAGGACGACCTAATCAATTTTTTTTGGACAGACAGATTACTCCTGTATTAAAAATATGGCCTACTCCAGAAAACAGCACAGACACTATTATCTTTGATGCACTGACGCGCATGGATGATGCAGACACGTTTATTAATACAATGGATATGCCTTTTCGTTTCTTTCCATGTTTGGCAGCAGGACTGGCTTACTACATAAGTATGAAAAGAGCGCCTAACAGAACACAGATGCTAAAAGCAGTATATGAAGAGGAGTTTCAACGTGCGATGACTGAGGACAGGGATAGAGCTTCTTTTAATGTAGTGCCTCAGTATGAATATTTTAGGAGTTCCTGATGGCTCGTTTTGCACAAGGTAAACACGCTTACGCTATATCAGATAGATCAGGATTTCGTTATAAATACAAAGATATGCGCAAGGAGTGGAACGGCTCTCTTGTAGGTAAAGATGAGTTTGAAGCGAAGCAGCCACAACTTGAGCCTTTTCCTACGGTGGTAGATGCTCTTGGATTGAAAGACGCCAGACCGGACAGAACAGAGCCACAGACAGTTACTGTTGGCCCCGGTGGTTTTCCAGAAAGAGGGGTTGCTATTCGTGCTATTGCGTCTGTTGGAGAGGTTACGGTGACAACATGAGCTTTACTTTTGCTACACTTAAAACGGCCATACAGGATTATTCTGAGAACACAGAGACTACTTTTACAAATAATTTATCCAATTTTATAAAGATTGCAGAGGAGCGCATACTTAAAAACGTGCAGCTCAGTATATTTAGAAAAAACGCTACGGCGGCGTTTACCTCAAGTAGTGAGTTCTTGGCGTGTCCTACAGATTTTCTTACTCCTTTTTCACTTAGCTTTACGGATGGCAGTAGCAATAAAGTATTTCTTGATTACAAAGATGTAAATTTTATACAAACAATTACGCCAAACTCCTCCACTACAGGGTCACCGCGCTTTTATGCTTTGTTTGATACCGACAACTTTATTGTGGCGCCGACTCCGAGTTCATCGTTTGCAGTAGAACTACACTATTATTACCGACCTAATAGTCTTACCGCAGGTGCTGATTCTGGTGAAACATGGTTGAGCACAAATGCACCTAATGCTTTGTTGTATGGCAGTTTAATGGAGGCGTACACGTTTATGAAAGGTGAGCCCGATGTAATGCAGAATTACGCACAAAGGTTTACTGAAGCGGTGCAATCGCTTAAACTATACGGCGAGGCAAAAGAGGTTAGCGATTATTACAGGTCAGGTATGGTTATGAGGGATAAACAATAATGTTGATGGAATTACCAAAAACGCCGATTGTAGACATACAAACTACAAACAATAGGGGGTTTACTCCAGAAGAAGTAGCGGCACGATGTGTGGATAAGATTGTAGAGGTTGGAGATAACGCTGCCCCTGAGATTAGAGATCAGGCTCATGCCTTTAAATCGCATTTAGAAAAAGTAATTACATTTTATATGAAAGAAGCAATAAAATCAGATAGAACCACTGTTTGCAATGCAATAAAAAATGCAGGACACGAAAAGCTTGCAGAAATGATAAGGAGATTATAATGGCTATATCGCAGGCAATGTGCACATCATTTAAAGTAGAACTTCTAAAGGGTGTTCACAATTTTACAAATAGTTCAGGTAATACTTTTAACATAGCTTTGTATACCTCCAGTGCTAGTTTAGGAGCAGGAACCACAGCTTACACGACAAGTAATGAAGTATCAGGCACAAATTATACAGCTAAAGGACAAGCTCTTACAAACGTTACGCCTACAGCGTCAAGCACTACCGCCTTAACAGATTTTACCGATGAAACCTTTAGCAACGTAACGCTTACTGCTAGAGGAGCCTTGATATTTAACGATAGTGCTTCGGGTGATCCGGCGGTGTGTGTGTTGGATTTTGGTTCTGATAAGTCCGCATCATCCGGTGATTTTACTGTTGTGTTTCCTGCGGCCGATGCCAGTAATGCAATAATAAGGATAGCATAATGGCTTTTGTGATTGCAGATAGAGTTCGTGAAACGACAACGACAACAGGTACAGGCACAATCACTCTGGCAGGTGCAGTCATTAACTTTGAAACTTTTACTGCTAATCTATCTAATTCAGATACAA